GCCAAACATTATCTGGCTGAGGCCGTTTTCTTGGCTATATACTAAAGCCTCAATCTCAAAATCATTCGCAAACGTAACCTCTGGTATAGAGATATAGCTCAGATCGTCATTGGTGCGGAAGTAGCGATTAATGGCAGCAGGCGCTAGACCTGAGCCTAGAAACGAGCCAAAAGGACGAGGCCCGCGCCCCGCGAACTTTGGTGGAAGTGGGCCTCTAGGCATTATTATGTACCTGTGTTGTTTGCGTCTGTTACGTTCAAAATACCAACGCCATCAGAGCCAGTTACAGTGAACTCATACTCGGTGGTTTTGTACTGGAATGTCAGGCCGCTCAAATCAGTTAGCTGGATAATTCCATCTGGAATGACTTCGAAGCCTTCTGAGTTAGGGCCTTTTCCTTTAATCTCAACCTGTCCGGTCGTCGGGGTCGTTGTTGCATTTAGACTGAAATTCATTTGGTGATTCATGTCAAAGTTAAACACATCAAGCATCGGAATATCTTTTGAAAGATAAACCCCGTTAGCCAGTGGAACTTGAAAAGTAGCCATGATTAATCCTCGCTTAACTCAGCATATTGCTTTTCTAATGTCTCAACAGTAGAGCGGCCACCAGGCTTCTTGCCTGTTGCTTTCTCAATCTCATCACGCAGGAAGCGCTCGCGATCTGACATTTGCTCGCCTGCTTTGTTGTCTTCTGCTTTTGGCTCGACTTTCTTTAATTCAGAAAGATTGCGAACCCAGCCATTAGCAAGGCGTTTTTTTAATTCGATAGCAGTGTGTACGATCTCAGAAGTGTATTCAACGCCTTCTTTTGTCTTCCAATCACCGCCAGCTTTATAAACAGGAATCATTCTATTACCTTAAAGTAAAAGCGCCCCGAAGGGCGCTGTATTGGTTATGCTACGCCGTAAACCTTTTCACCGAAGAAAGGATTTAAGCAAGCGAACGTAGGACGGAAGTCGATACGAATCTGATGCTTATTGGCAACGCCGTTTGCAAAGCGGCTGATACGGAAGTTCAGGCCATCTTTAGTGGTGAAGCTTGAATCAGTAGCATCCAGAGCCTTCAGCTTGATAGAACCCATGGCGAAGAAGCCTTCATGGAACGCTAAGCCAGGACCGTAGGTTGTAGAAGCTGCCTCCTGAATGGTTACAGTGTCACCAGCCTCGATCAGTTGGTCAATAGTGTTGTATGCACCATTAACACCAGTTTCAAACACACCGCAGCCGGATACGGTAGCCGTTGCATTGTTCGAGCCATCAAAGGTGATGTCTTCCAGCAGGGATACAGTCAGCGGAATGAATGCGCCAGCCGAACCTTTAACCGCTTTACGGTTGCGGAAGTGAACCATGTTCACACTTGAGATAACCAGTGTAGTACCAGCAGTCAGAGTATTACCAATACCGCCGCCAGTCAGGGTGATCACCTGCTCGTAGCTGTCTTTAACTGCGTTATAGGTCTGAGTAGGAGCCGCCAGGACAGTGATGCCAGTGGTGGCAGTACCAGAGGTAAAGCTCGGCATGTTGTCCGTGGTAAATACGCTGTCAAAGCCTGCGTAGTTATTGGCAATAGAAGCCTTAGCAAGTGCGCTACCAGCTTCAGGATTGACCGCCAAGCCTTTTTGCTCGTTAGCCAACGGTAAGCCATCGAAAGTGCTCAGTGCGCAGTATTTGCGACCAGCAGGCAGACCAAACGCATCCAGCTTAGTACCAGCAGATGCGATATCCAGCCAGTCAGCAATAGGAGTCTGAGGGTTGCCGGAAGCGAAAGCAGCAGCTTTCAACATGCGGTCGCCAAGTTCGCTTTCAATCTCGTTACAGATATCTTCAGCGGCAGGCTCTACCAGTTGCAGCATAGACTCTGCCACGTTCTTAGATTCAAGCGCGCGCTCAACATCAGACATTTCAATAAATACGGTAGCATACTGACCAACTTCAGCAGGAGCAGTACCTACGATAACAGGATTGGTATCGCCAGAAGTGAAGTCACCGTCAGCAGTACGCTGAGGAACAAACTGCAATGGTCGCTTAATGCGTACCGCGCCTTTTGCGTCACCTGTTGATTCGTCAAAACCATTAACCAGGTTCCGAGCATTAGTTGAGATCGCCATAGATAGCTTTCGCTTCGACTCAAACGCCGGAATGAAAGCCTCCATGAGTTTATTTGTTACGTTACTTGATAAGCTGTTAGCCATTTTAGTTCACCTATTAGTTTTCAAAGTGCCCGTATTGACTCAAGTCAATGCCTTTCTTGACGCCTCCGCCATTTATGGCTTCTTCGGGCTTAGTGTCGATTTTGGGTTTTTGTCGAGTTTTTAACTTGCCTGCTTCACGCTCAAGGATTTTTGCGATTTTCATCTGCACCTGAAGATCAGTTCCTCTCAGTGCATTCATTTCGCCAATGAGTTTGCCTGCATTACGGCCAACCATGTACATGGCTTTACCTACATCAACGCCAGCGGTGTGAGCAATGCTAGCTAGATGGTTGTAAACAGCTTCGGGGTTTTGAATGCCCGCGCCAGCCACAACAGTATCAAAGTTCTCGCGCTGCTGCTGATAGTCGCTAATACCGCCCTTCTCAAGTGCTTTTTGGCCTTCTTCCAGCGCGTATTCAACTTCGTAATCAGGTTCTACTGATTGCTGAGGCTGAGCCACTGGCTCTTGCTTCTGCTCTTGAGGCTTACCATTCCACTTCTCTAAATCAGCATAGAAATCTTCTGAGCTGGTATAGTTCATTGGATCAGGCTTTGGGCCTCTGCGCATATCTGCAACACTGGCTTTGAGTTCGGCAAGTTCGGCTTCTATAGCCTCCCTCTTCTCTCTCTCCGCCTTTGCAGCCTCCTGGGCTTCGCGTTTCTTCTGCTTAGCCTTGGCGAATGCTGCACGCCGCTTTAATTCTTCTTCATCTTCTTTAGGCGTTTCGTCGTCGCCTTCACCTTCAATTACAAATTCTTCCGTCTCGGTGTCGTCAGCAGGTGGCACTGCTTCGGCTGCCTCTGTATCTGTCGCCACAACATCAACAGGTTGAGTGGTTTCTTCTGCATTCTCTGGCATATTTTCCAAATCCGACATATTTTCTCCGTCTATCGGTGAACGAAATCTAGGTAAACCACCTAGTAGGCGCATTCACTGGATTAATGAATGCCATAAGCAAAACTTATAACATAAGCATGATTAATGTCAAATACCTGTTAATTCATGCCGTGAATACAAGCAAGCATTAAAAAGCCCTCGCTGGGAGGGCTGTTATTACTGAATCATGCCGCTAAGCTTTTCAGCTGATTCAAGCTGATTCTTAGCCGTTTCTGACTGGATCTTCTCGATATCGGCGCCGACCTTCTGAGCATCAATAGCAAGCTTGATCTTGTCGTTGTTCACCTTCTCCATAGCAATGGCGTTTTTAACTGCGTCATTCTGCTCATTCTGAAGTGCTGCCTGCCCTTCCATTAATCGAGCCTGCCCTTCGGCTATAGCCGTCTGCTGGATGGCTTGCTGCTGCTGCATCAGTGCTTGCTGCTGCTGTGCCTGAATCTGCTGCGCTTTCATCTGAACATACTGCGCTTCTTCTTCATTCTCCGGCTTAAATGGAATTTGCATGGATATGATCTGATCTAGCATTCGATAACGGGCAACTTTGCGCATCATGTCGCCACCCTCACCATTGGTCAGGGTCATTGCGTTTAATGCGATTAGCTGGCCGAACTCGGTGTCGGTACCAACATATTGCAGCATTTCCAGGTTGGTTTCACGCTCTGCACTGCGCTGGTCTTTATACGCTTCACCCTGCTCAACACGAACGGCGTACTTGCCTGGAGTCGTATTGCCATAAGGCCCATACTCGCCAGTTTGTAGCTGGGTCATTTCCATTGTAGTTACTTGGCCGTAGTTTCCATCTATTTCCATCACCCGCAATTTACGAGGCATTGAGAAGTAAAGTTTTTGGGCCGCAGGTATCCAGCACTCGCACGCACCCTTAATACTGTGCAGAATGCTTTTAACAATGGGTAGAAAAGTGTCATCAGCGCGCTGATTGGCAAGTTTTAACGCCTCACCTGAACTGTTAGCCGGAACAGTTGACTGGCCGCTACTGGCCATCTGGGTTAGGTTTTGCTCAAGAAAACTTCCCGCTGTTGCCAAGCCTGATCCTATCTGCGGAGGCTGAGTAAAGCCAACCGGCCCCATCTGAATTATATTACCATTCGCATCTTTAACCGGATCGGATGCTACATAAGGCAGATCGTCAATATCATCACGCGCGCGCTGATTGGCATGCCTAGCAATCTGCTCTGGCAGGTATTCAGGCTTGGACACTTGCGGCTTGGACATGATCTTCATCAATGCTGAGCCGAAGTAGTTATGGAATAGCTCATGGTCAATCTGCTTGCGAACTTCACCGCAGAAGAACTCTTGTCCATTGATTACCGTGTAATAAGCATAGCGAGGAATGAGCGGGATGCGTTTAAACGGCATCTTCTGAGGCTTTGTCAGATATTTCTCGCCATCCGCCACAGCATACATGACGTATTTAGTCTTGCGTCTGCGCGTTGGTACTGGCTCGCCTGTTTCTTGCAGATAAAGCTGTTTTAATTCACTCAGCTCGTCACGAGTGTACTTCTTGCCTTCTTCATCCTTGATGCCATCGCCTGAAGTGATCTTAAGAGGCGCAATCAGTGAGAAGTCATGCTCTATTAATGTCTTATCCACCAGCTCATAATAATGGGCAATGTAAGAGTCACGCTGCTCGGTTGAGTTATTTAGATCGTAAAAGCCTGGGCGCTCATTTGGAAATGAAACAATGCGATCGACACCAAACTGCTCCTTGAATGCCTCGCTATTGCCAGCAACCAAGTGCCAGCCCCAGCGAGAATCAGACTTATCCTTTTTGACTGAGCCGGAATCAAAACGCACAGAATTGGAAGCATCATTAACAATCTCAAGCGTCAGGTATTGTTTCTCTGGATTCGGGTCTTCTTCGTCTTCGTACTTAGACACAACCTTGAGACAGCCAAAGCCACCCACAATAGCCTCAGAGTTTGCATTCTCGCTTGCCTCGATACCCTCAGAGGACTGGAAATCATTGCGCCAGCGCTTCTGCATTAGCTCGGCGCCTTCATCTGTCGCATCGTCTGAATTGGAGATAATGACAGAGTTTAATTCCATGTCATTGATGTCACCAATTAAGCGGTTGATAGGGCGCCACAGCTTATTGAATTCAGGTTTGGGGCGGTTCTTAAACTGCTTCTTATGCGCCCCTTCCCACCATGCGCCGGATATATAGAACTTCTGCCTGTCGCTGGTGCAGTTGTCGTAACACTCATTAACCGAGAACGCATCGTCTCGATTC